CATGAGCTTCAATAACAACTGAACAAGAAGACCTCCAGCAATTCCCAAGACTGTGCTGATTCCACTGATCTTTGCCATGAGAAGCTTCTGCTTTTGTATGTATCTTTCATGCTGTGATACCTTTGAGACAAGACCTTCAATGCTCATCTCATCATCACCAAGCAATGTCAATAGCACTTTGTCAAGCTTCTTGTTGATGCTCTGAATCTCTCTGTGGATGAGCTCTATCTCTTCAGCTTCTTTCATTCTTGAATTAATGTATAGGTGAAATACTTCTTCCCTGTTTGAATGCAAGCTTGAATGAGCTCTTTGAAATCTTTTGAATTATTCAATACCTGACATCCAGCACTCCACTTGTCTACATTCTGACTGATGGCTGATGCATTGGCTCTATGTATGTTGATTCCAAAAAGTCCTGTATCCTCTTTGCCTTGCTCTTCAGCAATGGAGTCTCTGTCATTGTCTCTGTATACTGTCACCTTCTTTGCTTGTGTTAAAGCTGTATATTGACCTTTATGCAATCCAATCACATAGGTATCTATGTATTGTCCACATTTAAGCACAGCAGTGCCATTCACATTCATGGGCGAATTTAACCAATAAGTACCCGGGTTAGTTGTTCCAGAGTAAGCTTTGACCTCGTTACCATTGACAACACAAATGAGATCATCAAATTTGTTTGGCTCATTGGCTTTGCTTCTGATACCTACTATGTGGAAAGCTTCCCACTTATAGCCAAGCTCTTCAAATTTAGCTTTGAGTTCTTCTATTGTTGGTGTTTTCATTTGCTCTCTTTATCTGTTTATCAAGCTTTGTCAAATAGACTTTGAGCTTCTGCTCATATGCTCTTCTTGTTTGCTGTTCCTTGTTCATGCAGTAGATTAACCATTGTAAAAATCACGAATGCTCCACTTGATTCTTGAATCATATCTGTCCTTGTAGCCATCACTGAACATCACAGAGCTCTGTCTGTTGACCTTCTTCAATGGAGAGATATCAGGGAATGTATTGCTTGTGTATTCAGGGAACAAACTGTTGTTATCACATAAGTAGTCAACAAGTCTTTGTGTGTACCATGTCGCATTGTCTCTGGCTTTATCAACCAAAGAATCAAGCTCTCCCTTTGTGATTGGAGTTGTGTCTTCAGACTGTCTGCTCACCACATTTCCATTGTCTAATTTATAGACAAGTGATGGATACAATTCAACCATAGTCCACCATGCTGTTGCCTTCAACACATAGTTATTCAATAGAGTCTCATAGTCACCACTCAATGTGTTGTTTTGAATCTCTGTCTTGAGCTTGTTGAATAGATCAGTACCAAGCCACAATTGAATATACTTGTCTTGTGCTAAGTATACAGCTGGTCTGATTAAGTTGGTATCAACAGCTTCATTGAGCTGAGTATACTTGGTCAAGTATTCTTTGTTGATGAATAGAATTTCTGATGGTATCGGCATTGTGTTAATTTTTAAGATGGATATCTCCCATGATTTGGCAAGTCATATGTTGCAGTATTTGCTGTTGCAAAGTCTTTTGCAATATCTTTCAATGGCATTCCAGCTCTGATTGCTTTTGCCACTGATATTGGATCAGAGTTCTTCAGACCTTTGTCAGCCAAGAATCTTCCCTTCTCTCTCTTTCTGAAATAGACTCTTCTCTCCCAATGATGTTTGCAATTGACCGAGCCTTTATACAACCAGATGCTATAAGTAGATCCATTGTGTCCCATATTTGCATTGACTGAATTGCTATCATCACTCATAGCATTTAAGTCCTCATATCTGTAAACAATACCAGCCTTTGCAGCTGCTACCATTTGTCTGCAAAATTTGCGACTATTAGCACTTAGATTCTTTGAATAGCTGTATCTGATTTTGTAGAGTCCTGAGTCCATTTCGCTTGGCTCATTTGGATCAGCATAGCTTCTCACAGATGCCATGTCAACTGGCTCAGCTTCGATAAGCTCCCACTCTTCCTCATCAACTATCTCGCCTTTGTCTTCCAAGTATGAGCACCACCAATTCTCATCCTCTTCTGAGAGGTGAGGAATCTCACAAGCACTCTGTTCTGTTTTGTATCTTTCAATGATGGCTGCTGCCCAATCTCTTCCAGCATCTCCACCCCACAACTGCCATGCTATTCTTCCAGCACTGGCAAAGCCTTCTTCTCCCTGATTCCATCCTTCTGCTTGCTTGTCTACTTCATGCCTTGCAAAGTAGCTGTTCATTCTTTGCACTGTATCAAATGAGAGATTTCGTCTGTTGCTGATGTCTCTTGCTCTCGCCACCCCTACCTCAGTTCCTCCTCTGCCATATTCCTCTCGCCACTTCAATCCAAGCTCTGCCTCATCAGCCATCTCTTGTGTTGGCTCAAATGAATCAGGAATTGCTAACTTAACTTTTTTTTTTTGAGATTCAAGCTTTGTCACTGCATCTCCTCCAACTGTGAACATTGACTTTGCAACATCAACAGGAAGCTGCAAAAATTGTACTAAGAAGACAATGGCTTGTTCAGTGGTAAGAATTCCTTCTTTGACTTTTGCTACAATATCAAGAGCTGATGCTATCTGTGCTCCATTATATGTGATATCTGATACCTTCACTTCAGCTGATGCTGTATCTGTTGGAGTTGTTGTTGTACTTGGTAAAGCAACAGAGTCTTTCACTGCTGCTTGTTCATCAAGCGTCAATATATCATTTCCAACAATTGTAAATTCTGCAACAATTCCTATGCTCTTGAGCAATAATTCAACAGCATCACAAATCAATCTTTGATATGGCTCAATAACTTGCTGCTTGAATATCTTGAATGCTTGCTTCAGTTCATCTGAATTGCTTCCCAATCCACCACTCTCTCTTATTCCAAAAAGAAGAGGAGAAGTGACTCTATGTGAAATCATGATATTGTTTCTTGACTCTTCAGAAAGCACTGTCCACTTTTTATCTGCATCATCAAGAGGAATTAAGTCAACCTTTGGAGCTCTGTCTTGTGACTCGTTGAATGTGAAGATTCTCTTGCCAGCCATCTGAGTTCCACTCATTTTCTCCCACTGATTCTTAATCATGATTTGTTCTTCTGGATCAGGCACGCCATTGTTGAAGTGTATCATGTATCCGGGAAACATTCCATTCTGCAAGAATGCATTGTAGAAATGACTGATTTGTCTTGTGCACTCAATATATTCAAGACCTGAGTAATAGTCAGGCTTTGGATAGTAAGCACTGCCGGGAGTCATCACTGACATGAACAGCACTTGTGATGGCTCTTCTTCATTCGTGCTCTTGTTGAACATTGGAATGTATACAGGAGTATTCTTCTTCTTTCTTGTATCTGCCCAATCTTTTGAATAGTAGATACCAGATATCACATCTTCTTCATTTGCCACTGCAAGTCTGCAATTCTCAAATGGCAAGTGATTGACGCGAGCAATTGTTGTTCTATCTACTGACCATACTACCTCCCAAAAGAAGCCACCATGTAGCTTCAAATCAAGAGCAGTTGCACTGCGAATATCATCAAGCTTCAATCTTTCAAGCTCTCTTTTGGCAATTGGTAAGTCTGTGCTGAATTCTTTTCCAGCTATGGTGAAAGCAATGGACATGGTAAGTGATCCATGAACAGAGCTTGTATTGTATAAGTCAATCAGGTATTGTGGAAACAGATTGTTGTCTCCATAGTTTACCCACCCTTTTGGAGTCTCTTTCTCAATGGCTTCCTGAACATAGTCTTTTGCCATGTTCACAATCATTGGAGCTGTATGTTGTATCTTATCCATTGTATGTGATGTCCGAATTTACGGATAGATTTGGATCAGTGAAATATGGTGTTGATAAATCTTGCACCATCAAATACCCCTTCTCTATCATGCCTACTACAACTGCATTTGTTGGATCAAGATTCGTGCTTGAATTCTGCCCATATACCTTGAATGAATAGCGAGCTGGATATTCAATCAGCAATGATGAATTCAATGGATCATTTGCATCTGTGCTGATGAGAATAGATGTGTATCTCTCATTTGTCACAGCTACTTGAGGAATGCAATAAAGCTTCTCAAGTGTCTGCTCATTGGTGAGCTCAAGCAAATAGTCAGTATAAAAATTAGACAGCAAAAGCTCCCCTTCTTGAATTTGCAAAAAGAGGAGCTGTGCTGATGTATTTGTCAACAAGTACAGCATGTACTTGTAAGATTAAATGTTGGAAGTAGATACTGTGATTCCAGCGAAGTTGTCAAATGGAGATTCAGTTGCTGGATCAAAAGCATCAAGCATATATGCTTTGTTTTTTTCTTCAGCAGTGAATGTGATATTGTATCCATTCATATCTCCCTTGTTCACTCCAGTCTGAGTAGTGAATGCAGTGACTTCTGCTGAAGTGTGATATCCAACCATCCAGATGTTGTCATTGCTGTCTTGCACGAATACAACAAGTCTTCCTTTTGCCATGTTCTGAAGTTCTAATGAACGAGCAGAAGACAAGCCATGAAGAGCAGCTACAACTGTCTGAGTGTAGAAGATTGTTCCATTCTCAATGCTGATAGCAGCTTCTTCTGTGAAGCTTCCTGTGTTCTTTGGACAATCATATTTGTAGATTGTTCCTGTTGCAAGAGCAGTCACTATATTTGTTGTTCCGTTTATTGTGGCACTATTCTCTCCGAATGTTGAGAATGCTCCAAGATAAACAGCTTTAATGCCACCAATTCCCTCTTTGCAATTGATGCTCATTCCGTGGGTTAAACTACAGCTCACTTGTATATGTGTTTTAAGTTATTAAAAACGATGATGTTCAATGAGCAAGAGCACTGATGCCCTCACCCATTGAACAAAGGCTCATCTTAGTAGGCTAATACTGCTTCAGTTGGGAAAGCAACTTGAGTTCCAGCTCTGAATTTCATCTTAACGCGTACGTTATCTGATCCATCAGTCTCACTCATGTCGATAACTTTAGCTGAGTTGAAATCTGAATTCAAATCAGTTCCAAAGTGCAAGTTCTCCTTCTTTGCGAATACAACCACGTTGTCAGGAATACCCGGACAAACATACATTTCATATCCATCAATGGTCATTGGAACAGCAACAGCAGCATTGAATTGCTGTAAGTATCCCAAAGTACCAAGAGCTTGGCGATAGAATTGTGCAGTCTTCTTATTCACATAGCACTTCACAGCAGCATCTCCAATCAATGTAGCTGGCAATGCAGCCTCTACAGATTGAATATCAGCAACAACAGTTGAAGCTGAAATAGTACCTATGTTTACATCAGGAGTTCCACCTTTTGCAACATCTAAAACTTCAAGAATTCCAGTGAATGCTGTGTATGTAGCTGGAGCACCACCCGGTGTGAAGTTACCTTGCCAGATGTTGTATTCAATTGACTCAGCAACTTTCGCAGAAACGTGCTCAAGCATGAATTCAGCAAATGTAGCTGGGATCACGTCATTAGCAAAGCCTCTTCCAGTTTGAGCAGCTTCCCAATCTTTTGCAAATTGGTCTTTACAAACTTCAATATCTACTTTTAAGTCAGTAACCTCAAGCACTCTTTCAGCAAGAGTCAATGTAGTTCCTGAGTTATCGAAGTCGCAACCCCAAGCTTTCACTAAGCCTGTAGTTGATAATGTCTTAAGTACAGCTTTGTACTTAACGTTTTCGTGTAATGTCACATACTCATTTGCAAGAGTATCTCCAGACAATACAGCAGCAGCTATATATGGTAATGCTAATTCACCAGCATAGCTTGAAGATGAGATGGTTAATGATGTTGCCATTTCTTTTTCTTTTTTGGTTTATTTATTTGTGTATTTGGCCACAATAGCACTTGCTCTGTGGTGAATTGATTTCATTGCTTTTATGTTGATTTCACCAGAAGCTTCATTCTGAGAAGCACGCTGCTTAACAGATGTAACAGCTGGAGCTTTTGACAATTCAACAATCTTTGAATTTGCTTCTGACAATTGAGCTTCAACAGCAGAAAGCTTTGTTGTGAATTCGTTGATCACGTTATTCAACAATGACTCAACTTGTTCTTT